GGACAGATGCCGTGGGCATACTTGGCGAACTGCTTGTCCGTACACAGATCGACCTGTCTGGCAGGCATGACCAGTACACAGTCGGTACTTTGATCTCGCCATCCCCGAATGACAGCGCAGACCTACTGGTTGCAGGTAACAGGATCGCTGTCAAGGCAAACGAGGATGGCATTCTCAGGGTAAACCACAAAGCGCATATCAACGGAGACAGCACCCACTACGCTTTTGTGCATCTACAACCTGACGGATACGACATCACGTACTACAGCCACGCAGAAGTCGGTAGTTGGCGTGTAGTGAGCGGTAAGTATTCTTCCTATATGACACCATAGGAAAATAGATCGTTCGTCAGGAGCGATCCTGCGAAGCCTCAGAGCGTCTCCATCGTCTGAAAGACAACCTGCTGCTTCTTGTAGTCATGTGTGAAACGTAGCCACCAACCGCCGAGCGGCTTTGGGGGAGCGCCGCGCTCAACGTGCCATCCTCCCTGCGTGTTATACTCCTGCTTGTACGTAGACACGCAGAGATGGACCTGCGGCTTGAGCGATAACTTGCCATAGTCGGAGATGGATTCCTTGACCAACTCGACGCGCCAGCGCTCGTGGATATGTCCTGTCACAACAATGTCGGCATCGTAGTACATCCTTCGGTTGGTGCCGATCACGCCCTTCGTGACGGGACCGCCGCCACCAGAGCCGTGATAATAGCGCAGCCAGACGCTTCTTCTTTGGTGTGGAGACGCAAAGCGTAGTTTGATATAGCCACCATATCCGCCAACCTGAACGTTAGATCCCGTCTCCTTGTTGAGCCGATAGGCAAAGCGAGCGAGGATGTCCGTTTGGTGATGTTTTATGATCGCGGTCTCATGGTTGCCATATCCGAGGACGGCGAACTGGTGGGCATACGGTTTGAAAAAATCAACCGCAGAGTTCGGCACGTCATCGAAGTATTCCTCGCCCCGGTGGATGGGTCGCAAAGCGTCCGACGACTTGCGCCTGTCGTACTTACCCTGCATCAGGCAGAAGAAGTCCCCGACATCGATGACCGGAGCATTGCGCTCCTTTGCGAGGTCGAGGTGCTTCTTCTGGAGCGCCCAATCAGAGTGCTTGTTGTCCCAATGACGGTCGCCCGTCAACAGAACCCATTGCTCCCAGTCCTTGTTTTCGAACTCACCTCTGAACTCAATCTGGTGAGCGTCTGGTCCAAGCCGGGTTGTCTCCCACATATAAGGCGATGGTTAGTCATCATCGCGTATCATCATCGGACAAACCGAGCAGAGAGCGCCGATCTGGGTATTGCCTTCCAACCACTCCAACGGAATAATGGATAGTTCTACCTCGAACACTTCGCTCTGCAACTCGCGCAGTTCCTTGATGTACGCTTCTGGATCAGCGATACGGTAGCCGCCCGTTGGCTGGTCTACCCACTCGCCCGTCTCCTCGTCCTTGACGCGCTGCGTCGCCTCGACTTTCTTCTCGCCCTTGCGCTCGGCGTGCTTGTCAGCCAGCGCAGCGAACTGATCGTCGAAGTCCTTCAGCGCACGAACAACCTGACCGTGGCTCTTGCCCAGTCTGGCTTTCGCTTTGATTGCCTTCTCGTGGTCCATGCCCTCGGTTGCCTCTGGCGTGATGCAAGCGGCGAGGATGGCAGCCATCGTCTTGGCATCGGCTACGGAAACGGTGTGCTTGTCGTATGTCGTTCTCATTGCAGTATTTGTTTTGAGGTGATCGCCACAATATACGATGAGGGACTACTATTCAACCGCAGCGTAGATCGCTTCTGCCAAGTTCTGCAATGCTACAACGGCAGCGTTGTAAGCAGCGCCTACGGTGTCGGCGTTAGCCTCTGCCAGTTCGCGCATCTCTGCGGAGCCAAAGGCAGCCAGTTCAGCGTAGCCTTCCATGCCGCGAGCGATAGCATTGCCGTCAGCATCTTCCTCTACGATCTGGACGTTGCCAATAGCGCCACGAGCATCGCGGTAGGTAGGCTGCATCATCGGGCGGGTGTTCTTAACCCATCCAGCAGGCTCGCTGCCCTCTACGAAGTAGCCCTGTCCACCTTCATTATCCACGTACATGAACTCGCCTTCGTCATTGGTGTAAGGCGTTTCCACCTCCACTTGACCTGCGATCTCCTGCTTCGGGTTGCGGTAGACTACGAGTGATCCGACACGTACTTCGTGCCAGTTGGCAGGTGCTGGTGCTGCCGCTACGTTCTTTCTTTCGATGTGAGCCATTATGCTTGTGGTAGTTGTTTGAGTTTAGATTCTGCGATTGCGAGGCGGCTTTCTGTGTCTGCAAGACGATCGCGCAGAACCTCCACCTCAGTTTTAGTGTCAGAGATTGCCATGTAGTTCTGCCAGATGGCACCTGTGTGGACGCGCTGCAACTGCGCTCCGTTTATCAAGCCGCCCTCTGATACGGGTGCGCCGAGTACGCCGATGTCCACGAGGGTCTGCTCGTTGTACTGCACCCAATCGTCGTGCGCTGTGCGTACCGTCTCTTTCGACGTAGCGTTGGCGAAGGCACGGACAAGGTGGGCATCTTCGTACACGTCGAATGCACCGCCGTCTGCACCGTCGTAGTGGAAGTCCCCGTCCTCGTCGATGAGGAACAGAGTGCGGTACGATCCAGCCACATTGCCGCGAATACCAAAAACATTGCCATCTGCGGTTATTGCGGACAGGGAGTTTGATCCATTATGCTGCGTTGCAGAGAACTCAATGAGTGAGCGACCTGCGCTGCTGTGCGTTGTGGATGCTTGTCCTCCGAACACATCCCACCTAAAAGCAACCTGCTCTGCGGCGTTCTCCATAAAGACTCTTGCCTCCATTCCGCCTGCTGTCCCGCTGCTTTTACGTGCCATAAACCACGTATCCGTCTCTGCACCCGTAGTATACCCATGCGCCACGTCGCTGCTCTTGAAGGCAAGGATCTCGTCATCGTTCGCCCCTTGATTGAGCGTCAGCCCCACGGTCATGTTGGCGTTTGCCGTGTCGCCTACGAGGAGCATACCAGCGTTGGTGAGGCGCATACGCTCGGACCAAGTGATCGTGGAGTCAGCGGTGCCCGATGCGGCTGTTGCCCAAAGGATGTTGCCGGACGAATCAAAGTTTTGCCGGGATGTTGCGCCTGTTGCCTTGTACTTATAACTGCCGTCATAGTAGTGGTTGGCTCCCATGTGCAGAGACGAACCGCTATTAGATGCCCAGATTGCGCTCTGCCCAAACTCTATTGCAGCAAACGATGCGCTCCAACTCTCCACATCCGTAGTACCGATGCCGAGAGCGTAAGCGTCAGCGGCTACACGGAATCGTTCGGTGCTTGCGGTATAAAACCGCATCGGAGTTGACTCATCATTCTTTATTACTGCGCTCTCGTCACTCTCAATACCAATGTTAAAACCATCGTTTGTCGTTGTGCCAGTTGTGGTGTTGGTGAAATGCAACCAAGCCGCTCCACTATCGCCCCTGTGTATGTTTGCCAACCTCGCACCAGCAGTACCGCTAACTCGAAGCACCTCATTTTGGTGACTCGTCGTGCTCGTAGTGCCTATGCGGAGGTCGCCTGTGAGAATGGTATTACCATCTTGCGTGAAGCGGGCTGTCTCTGTTGCCGCCGTTGTCCAGTCAGCGGTTCCTTTCGTGTAGACCACCAAATCCTTTCTGGCATACGTGCCATTCGCTTCGGTAAGCAATCCTACTGTAAGCGCCCTTGATGCGTCAGCGTTTCTCCACTCAATTCCCGGGACATTGGCGTTGTCAAGATTATCGAAGATAATCCCGTTCGTTGCTGCCGTGGTAAACTTAAGGTCGCCTGCGCCCAACGTCATGTCTCCAGTAGATTGATTCATCTCAATCCATGAATGACGAAGGGTGCCAGAGTCATTGTACCCGTACAACTTGGCTGAATCACCATTAATCTGAAGCGCTATTGTCCTCAGATTAGCCGTCCCGCCAGAGTCATGCAGAACCAAACTTGCACTCTGTGAGCCCTCTGCATAGAGGCGACCATCTGCATATCCAGCACCAACAGCAATGCCGCCGTCTGTCGCCCCATCAAATGCCCACGAGGTGTTTACCGTCGATGACTTGCCATATACATTGCCTGCAAACGTAGCGTTCTGGCTACTGTCAAGGGTGAGGGCGGTAACGTTTGCCCCAGATGTAAGTACCGTAGATGCGCCAGCCTTCTGTGTGCCAATCTGAAATGAGTTGGAGGAGTAGTTCCATGTTAAGCCCGCCCCGTAAGGCAAGGACGGGGAGCCGAGGACATACCGAACAGCCTGTGCATCGGGTCCAATCACACTCATGCCAGACTTGCCTGAAGTTACTTCCAAAACAAGGTCGTCGGCATCGGTGTCCGCAGTAACAGCGTCTGTCCCAAAGCGCACAGCCGCCGACACACCCAGCGTCCCGGTGATGGAGGTGTTGCCTGCTGAAAGGGTGCCTGTGGTACTCAGGTTCTCATTCCCGAAGGAAATAGCGCCAGAGGCAGAGGTGATAGAGCCAGCGGCAAGGGTGAGGTCGGAAAGAACGGTGAACCCGGAAATCGTAAACTCACCGATCTTTGTGCCGCCCGTATTCGTTGTCGATGTTGCGGCAGCATAAATCCGAACATTGGTTGCCGCGTTTGCGACACCAGAGACATCGCTATAACCACCGATGTTTACGTAGTTCAGGTTGGCGTTATTCGACCGCCCGCCTATCAGCATTATCGGCTCCTCAGATGCCGTGTAGTGCGGGAGGACAATGAACCCATCCTTTACCTGCGCGTCACCGGTTGCGTCGGCTATGGTTATCTGCGGCGTGTTGTTTGCGCTCGTCACCGTCAGCCCTGCAAACGTGGGCGAAGATGTGGTGAGAAGGTTCTGGTCAATACCTGCAACATACGCATTGGCAATAGCCGTACCCTGCCACACGCCCGTACCAATAGTGCCAAGCGTCGTGATGTTTGCAGATCCAGCCCATGTAGAAAGAGCAGTATTCTCTACGTTACCCAGCCCGACATCAGACTTCGTGACGCTGTGCGGGTTGCCGCTCGTAACTTGACTGTGCGTATACGCCGTGTTCCAGTTGGCAGCCGTGGCAATGTTACCATCAGGCAGCGCACCCGTGACATCCGTTGTCAGGTCCACCGAACCAAGCGTCAGTTCCTGACCGCTGATCGTGATGTAATCCAGCCCAGCGGCAATCGTTACGTCCGTTGAGTTGTCCGTACCGGCAGCGTCAACGCCGAGCGTAGCGCGAGCCGTGGCAGCGTTGGAATCATCGATGAGGGTACGAGCGAAGGATGTCAGCGTAGCCGTTGCCCAGTTCGAGCCGCCGTCCTTGTATATGATCTTATTAGCAGATGGGTCGAGCGCAGCAATAGAATCAAGGTCCGCATCCCACGCCTGCACGTTGGTACCAATCGTCAAGCCGAGGTTGTCGCGTGCATCGGATGCCGTAGAAGCCCCTGTGCCGCCGTGTGCGACCGCCAAATCCGTTCCGAGGGTTAGACTACCCAAAGCGGCAGCCGCCGCCTGTGCGTCCGTAGAGCCAAGAATAACGGCGAGGGTAGCGCGACCTTCCGTGGTGCCGTCGGTCCAGTATGCGTAGTACCCGCCCGAGAGGTCGGCGAGTGGGTTCTTGTTGGGTAGAGTAGCCATTGATCCCCGTAGAGTTATCGTTGCTCAATCAAACCGTTTTCGTGAGCGTATGTTGCGGGCTGGGTGCTGTTCAGAATATCCGTACCGCTTTAATGTATGATCGGTCGCCCGGTGGCTGATACGTTGTTGCGTAGTTGTCCGTTTTCTTGGCATAGGAAAACTCAAGGTCCGCATCCTGATCTGCGAACACGACCATCTCAAACCAAAAGCATGGCTGGTCCGTGTAACTAACTCCATGCGTTCCTCGGACGGCATATATAGAATCCAGTCCGACGGTGTTGTAATCACCACTTAATGCGTAGGTGGTTCTCGCTGTACCTGAAAAAACGCTCGCTGAAGAAACGAGCGAAAAACTCAACCCTGCGCCCATCTTAAACCCGCAGTTCATCTGGTCATCCGTCGTTACGTCAGCCGTCTTATTGATGACAAACGTTCCTGTTACATGATAGGCAGCCCCTGCATCCAGAGACACGGTACAGTATGTTCGCTCAGTAAGGTCGCTTGTCGTTGTCCCTGCTGCCGCTGGTCTGTTGTACTTGATGAGGTTTGTATCGACCGATCCGGTCAGACCAGATAGACCCGTTATGTTATTGCCCCTGTCGATGTCATCGTTGAGGCTGCCCCAGTTCGTTGTTGTAACGATCTGATCGGTAAGCGGGAATACTGTCGTTGCCATTATCCAAGCACCTTTTTAGCAATAACCCACGAACCCGTCTGAACTTCTGCTGCTGATGCGTTGCTTGTGTTCTGCGCCCATTCAAGACCTACGCTGCCGCTCGTGTTTGAAACAAAGACTCCGCGTATCATGAGGTACTGGCTGTTGATGTTTTCAGGTGTCCCGACTACCGCATTGTAGATTTCGTTTGACCTGAAGTAGGTGTACCGCTCCGAAGCGAAGCCTGAAAGATCCCACTTGAACTGACCGCCACCTACCGTTATCAAAAGCCCAAACGTTACATCCCAGATGTCTCCGTTACCCGATGTCCACACAAGGTCATCATCCAGTTGTAGCGTAGTGCTTGACGCTACCGATTCATCAGATGGCTTTTTCTTGAACACCCAAAGTCCAGACTCAATGTCGCGCACGTGCGATACCGCCGTGACACCTGACCCGTCCGTTGTTGCCGTCCCGAGGAATAGGCTGTCCGCAGGCTGCGTGCCTGTGGTGTTCACCGTGATGGTGCCGTCCTCGTTTAGGTACACGTAGTTCGTCTGGCTCGCAGTCACAGACTCCGACTGCGTAGCATCCGATACAATCTGGTAGCCATTAATGAAGCAGGTGCCTGCGGAGATGTTGACGTTGAGACCTGTCCCGGCTGACAAGGCATAGCCGCTCACTCGGTACGCATCGGCTACGGATAGCGTTGCATTGGCTGATGTCCAAGCCGCCTCCGTGATCTGATCGCCGCTCTCTGGGAATACTGTCGTTGCCATGCTATGCGTCCGCTAAGGTGATGGTCCAAGTGATCGAGAGGCTGATGCTTGCCGTTTTTGCAACCGTCGACGAGAGGATGGACCTGCAAAACATATTACCCGATGCCGCTGCATCGAACAGACCAACCTCGGCAATGGTATTTCCGTTCGCCTCGCTCTTGCTAAAAAACGCCTTGTAGGTGATTACACCAGCGCTCGCGCTTTGAGATATAAAAGCGTTACGGTCGACCTCGGTGGCGAGCGCCGTGTCGGTAACGGCAGCCGCCGTGGTGCCTGTGCCGATCCCGATGTGGGACGGAAATACAGAGATGTCCTCAGCCAGCAGGCTGGCAAAGTTGTTTCG